CTATAGTTCCAGAACCCATAGCTGTATTTCCTGAACCTGTGGTTACTTTAGTTAAAGCTCTACGACCTACAGCTACATTATCATCTCCAGATGTTAAATCATCAAATACTTCATAACCAAAACCTGTATTTCTAAGGGCAGAACTAATAGTTCCTGTGCCACCATCATTACTTATTAATATACTTTCACTTTCTATTGCATTAATACCTATGCTATTAATTGTACTATTAAAAGTCGCTGCTGCTGCAAAAGTAACACCACCACCATCAGCTATGGTCATGGCATCATCTCCATCAGTATATTCTATGAGAGGAGTTTGAATGGAAGAACTGGTTTCAATGATACCACTTGTTTGTAAATTTAATGCAGCAAAAGCATCTATAACTGCTGCTCCCGAACCTGCTCCATCAGAATAAACTACTCTAGTTTTACCAGAAGGTATTGTTACATTAGAACCACTACCTTGTGATATGTTTATTGATTGAGAACCTGATGTTGCATTTTCTATAATCCATACTTTAGATACAGTATTAGGTGCAATAGTTAGTGTTCTTGTAGCAGATAAATTACCAGATGAAGTAACTTTTAAATACAGACTTCTTACTGGGTCTGTTGCTCCATCAGCTATAGTAGTTGTTACATCAGCATCAGAACTAAAAGATGCTTCTGTGCCATAACTAAAAGCTTCTGCAATTAGTTCTAAATTTGTATTTGTAGTATCACCCCATGTTCCACTAGCATCGCCAGTAGCCATTTCGTTTAATCTTAAATCATTTACATATGAACTTGCCATAATTTTTCCCTTTTATTAATTAAGCTACTTCACTCCAATCTGGAGTTTGTGAAGTAGAAACTTCTGAATAACTTGCTGTTTGTGTAGTTGATATATCTTGATAGTCTGGTGTTTGTGTATCATTAATAATAGTCCAGATATTAACACCTTGTATTTGACCAGTACCAAATACTCCTGTTATATCAACAACTGATTTGGCTATTACTGTTTCATCACCTAGTGTTGTTGTGCCTACTAAACCACTAACTGATAATATATTAACACTTATTGTACTAACTGTTCCTAATGAACTTGTAGCACTTAAACCTGTAGGAGATACTGTAGCTCCTGCAGAAACTGATTCATCACCAAGTGTTCCTACTGAAGCAGAACCAGATACACCTGTTACTGCAGCACCTGCTGTAATAGCATTACCAAGTGCTGATGTTCCTGCTAATCCTGTTGTAGATATATTTGCACTTGCTGCAACTGTTTCATCACCTAAAGCTGATGTACCTGCATTTCCTGTAACAGATATATTAGCTGCACCAATAACAGTTTCGCTACCAAGTGCTGATGTTGCACTTACTCCAGTTACACTAACTAAAGCTTTTGCTATTACTGTTTCGCTACCAAGTGCAGTAGTTCCTGCAACTCCAGTAACAACAACTGGTATAGGTTCACCCCAAGTAAGTTGTCCCCAGGTCCCTCGACCCCAACCAGTTATATTAGCCATAGGCTACTAAGCTATTCTTATAATAGCATTTGAAGCATCTGCTGTAGGAAACTGTATAGTAAAATCTCCTGCTGTTGATGTTTTATCGCCACCAAAAGCTAATACAGCAACTGCTGGGTCTCCTGAAGCACTATCATTAAATATTAAAGCTCCATTAGCAGTTATAGTAGCTGTACTAAATGTTAAATCTGCAAAATCTGTTAAAGCAGTTGTGCCTGAAGTTGATGGGTCAACTCTAGTTAAAGTACCGCCTTTAGCTGAATAACCTGTACCACTAACTTCATTAGAAGTAGTATATGCAGTAGTAGAAGCACCTAATGATGCTGAACTTGTATATAGTGCTAATTGAAAAGTACTACCACCACTATTTTTAAAATTATGTACACCTTCTAATAATTCTTTTTTAAATGAAGTACACATTGCTTGTGAAATTGCCATTAAAGTCTCCTTATAATATCAGCCATATCTTTATGACCTTGTTTTTGTAATAATCCTGCTACAGTAGCTCTATCACTAGCTATAGCTTGTTTTAAATATAAAAGTACAACTTGTGTCATACTATCTTTAAATGCTTGTGCTTGTGCTTTAACCATAGGGTCAGCATTATCACTAATAGATATTAATCTATCTATAATTCTTTCAGTCCAGTATTCAGGACTTAAACCTTTGTTATTAGTAGTCTTAACATTTATATCACCAACATTACTTGTTATATCTACACTAAACATTATGTTACCTGTTGTCTTACAGGACCAGTCCTATAATTATCTTTAGTATTTTTACCCTCGGCAAATACTTTTAACCTTGCTATAGCTTCTTGAAATCTTTTATCGTAATTACCCATAACATCAGCTTCTCCCTTCATAAAAGTATATGCTTCAACTAATGAACCATATAATAAACAATCTGGTGCATTTGTACCTAAATAACTTGTACCATCACTACTCGTTGTAATAGATGTTGGTCTATATTCATAATGTAGTTCTGCTGTAAAATTTGCATTAGGTGTTGGTGCTACAATAAAACTATCTTCATCAAATCTAGCATAATATTTAGGAACACCAGTTGTAGAACTATTAGGATATGCTTCTCTTATAAAAGCTACATCTTTAAATAGTAAATATTCATAACCACTATTATCTACTGCTAATGAATGTGAAGATAAAAAGTCTGTAGGTGTTGATAAATACTGATTACCAGATGTTAAAGTACCTGTAACATTTTTTCTAAATACTGGTAATGATACAAGTTTTTGTATTCTATCTTCTGTATTAACAATAAATTCATCTAAATTATTTACAAAAGTAGTTTCTGTATTATTAGTATAGTCTTGTATTGCTGTTTTTAATGTTGTAAATGTCCAAGCCATTATTCTGTACTCACTTTAACTGTTCCTATTTTTGTTCTTAAAACTAAACCTGTACCTGCTACAGGATTAAAACCATAATATTCAGTAGAAGATTTTTTACCTCTATCAGGTCTTGGATTATATAATGCTTGACTATCTGATGTATCTATCTCACCAATCTTTAATTGTGGATGGTCTATATCAAAACAATCATCACAAACTCTTAATCCATTACGAATACCATCTTCTATCTCATATCTTAAATCTTTTAACTTATAGCTAAATCCACATCTATCACAATCGCCTAAAGCTTTTTTTCCAATAGCGTAACTCATCTATAAACATTCATATCAGGAACAAATTTTACAGGTGCTTTTTCTCTATCAGCATCACTTACATCATTCCAAAGTTCATCATATCTTTGTTTAATTATACCTATTCTATTTTGTGCTTCAGGTATCTTATTAGCTAAATTAAAAGCTAAAGCATATGTAAGACATGGTAAATATCTACTAGGTACATCTGCATTATTACTTGCTACATTACCTGCATCTTCTATTCTTTGGATATAGTCATAAACTAAAGTATATGTTTCTGCAGAATCAGGTGTTGCCCATAGCACTATACTATTAGAACTTGTACCTTTATCTACAAAAAATTGTGTTGGTTTAGATTGCAGTAATTTACTAGCTTGATGATTATATTCTGTTCTTGATATTCTATTTAATCTTTGGTCAAATTGATTATCTGTATCACCTGCATCAGTTCTTATAAAAGCATCTACAACTTCTAAAGCACTAGATTCTAAAGTATATGTATTTGTACCAGCAGTTAGTGTTTGTGTAGCTTGTTCTATTTTCCAAAGATTTAAACCTTTATTTTGCCACTCTAAAAAAATAAGATTAAGAGCTCTTTTAGCTCCTTTATAATCATAACCAGAACGCATTTCACTACCACATATATCATAGGCTTCTTCCATAATATCGCCTAAATCTAATGTAAATGCTGTTGTTCCACTTGTTGCCATTATTTACCTTTCTTTTTTCTAATTGCTTCTTTACCTTTTTTAGCTATAGCTGCTTGTTTAGTTTTACCCGCAACTTTAGCTCTTTGTTCTAATACAGTTAATATTTGTATTTTACGAGCAAAAGGTTTATTTATTCTTTTAACTTTTGCTACAGTTGCTCTAGCATCTGCTGGAGTTTTAAATTTAATACTAACTGTATCTTTTGGATTTTCATCAGTATATAACCTACGACCTGAGCCTTTAGGTTTTTTACCTGTTCCTACTTTAGGGTCTCTACGCTTTCTCAATTAACACTTCCACCTTCTACGAGCTTGTCTAATTCTTGAATTAGGGTCGTTTCTAGTTTTAGCTGAACTGCGTTTAAGTTGTCCTAAAGACCTTGCACAGTAAGACTTTCTGCGTTTTGCAGCCTTACTACCTTTTTTTACTTTACCTGTTACTGCTGTTTTTAACTTAGAACCAGGATTTAAACGCCTATAAGCTTTAACACCAGCTTTTGTCATACCAGCACCAGATTTAGTAGAACGAAAGTTCTTTTTATTTCTAGGAGGCATTTTAGCCTGTTTTCTCATAGGCATAATTACAAGTTAAGACTTACCGCCTTTAGCATAGCTTTTGGTTTTCATCATGCGTTTTGTGTTTTTACCACCACGCATACCACCTTTGGTTTTCATGGTTCTTTTACCACCAGACATACCACCTTTGGTTGTCATAGGTCTTTTACCCATTTCAACTTTTTTACCTGCAAAATAACCTTTGTTTTCCATAGGTTTGTCATTAGTCATTCTAGTATTCATACCCATACTAAACATTCTTTTGACATATTGTCTATTAGATTCAGCTCCAAATTCAGTTTGTTTTGGTTTTCTTCCTCCAGCCATACCACCTTTTGGTTTCATTTTCATAATTAATTACCTTATTTAGATGCAGCTTTTTTAGGTCGCCCCTTTTTTTTAGCTGCGGGTTTTTTAGTTGTTTTCTTTTTTGGTTTTTTACCACCAACATAAGCTTCATTTACATCAGGAGTTGATGGGTCATCAGCTACATAATGACCTTTGTCATCTCTAGCTCTAACACCATTCATCTCATCACATTTGCGTTGTGCATCTGCTAAATCTGGGTCTGGACCAAATATTGGTCTCCATATACCATCATCTGAAGCTTCTAAAACTTTATATTGTGGTGGAAATTCACCTGTTTCTGATATTATATAATTTGCCATAATAAATCCTAATTAATCAGAATATACTTTAACCATCTCTAAAACGATAGAATAAGTATCTCCTGAAGAGTGTCCTTTAGTAGTAAACAAAATATCTCCTGTTTTACCACTACCTGCATTATTTGGTAAACCACCAAAGTCTTTAAAGTCCATATGTCCATTACTACTTTCAGCAAGTTCCATTAAAAGAACATTACTTGTAGCATCTAAAAATAATTGAACAGACATACCTACAACAGCATGGCTAATTCGCATTATTCTAACTTCAGAACAAGCTGTACCTGCTGAGTTAGAAGCCAAGGCAGATACATCTACCTTAGCTACTGCTGATTCTCCTGTGCCATCGCTGACATTGGTAAATTTCATAACGCAATTTCTTTCACCATCTATTATGGTTTGTGTTGTTACTGCATCAGCCATAATTTATCTCCTATTAAGCATCAGCAAATGGAGTTACTAAAGTGCCTGAACCTAAAATGATTCCTTCTACAGCGTATTTAGCACTACCCATTGCAGTTACCTTAATAATACTACCTGCTAATCCACCTTTAGTTGAACCATTTAATGTAATGACATCATTAGATGCACCAGAAATAAATGTTTTACCTGTAGCATCATCAACTCCTGTATATAAACCACCTACAAATTTATCTGTACCATCTGTAAGTATATCCATATCAGTAGCTGCTGTTTCTACTACAAAAAAGAAAGATGCACCTAAGTTATTTGTTTGATTTGGGTCTCCATCTTCACCTGGAGCTGTTGCTACTATGCTAGGTAAAGTAAACTTACCATCAGCATCATTACAAGTTAATATTTTTCCTGCGTGTGCTGCAACAGTAAGTGTAGTATCTGCTGTTAAGCTAACTACATTTGCATTACCTGCTGATATAAATCCTGCTAATGACTTAACTGGACCTGAAAATGTTGTTTTTGCCATAATTTTCTCCTCGAAAATAAGTTCTATCGTCTTGGCTTGTCTGCTAGGTCAGTCTATAGAACAATTAAAAATCCTAGATATTAATAATATAACATAAAAAAAAGGGGAGCGTGTGCTCCCCTCAAAGTTCTTACGAACTACCTGGTGAACCAAAGATACCTAGTGGGTCAGATACACCGAAAGAATATCTTTCTCTCGCTTTATATCTAACATTACCAGTATCGAAGTCTCCATCCATAGTAGTAGTCATAGGAGCTCTAACAAAATGCTTCATTCCATCTGGAACATCTGTTGTGATAAAGAAAGCATTTGTATCAGTTAAATAATGATTAACTGAATAACCTTCTGGTATCACACCATTAGTTTTTACTGCATTTATGTCATTGTCAGCAGTTCCTACTCTATAATCACTTTGTAACAATCTAGTTGCTACAAACTGTAAATCACTAGGAATAATAAGCTTTCTAGCTTTTGCTGCAATTTTTAGACCTCTTTCATCAGTCCATTTGCCAATTTGAATGATTGCATCTTCTAAAGATGTTTCATTTAAATCTGCACCTGTTGATGGTCTATTACTATTGGTACTGCCGTTTACAAGCGGGTGAGCTGTGCTAAATAAAGCGACACCATCACCAGAAGAAAAAGTAGTTGAGAATCCATTATTTAATGGAAACGCTGCTTTTACTTGCTTTGTATAAGACATAGCTCTAGCTAATGCTTTAGTATATCTAGCTGATACTGATACATAGAGGTTATCCTCCATAGCTTCTTCAGTAATACTAAATCCTAAACCAATAGTTTCGTGAGTATATCTTGCGACAAAAGATTCTTGTGCTGTATCGTAAACGATAGCAGAACCTTCATCTTTGACTGGAGCTGCTCCAAAACCAGATAACTTTAACTCTTCTTCAAAACTTCTTTCTGAGTTTTCAGTTACATAGATTTCTTCGTGCTCGTTCTCATAACGATTATATTCTTCTCCGAATAATGCGTTAAGACCAGGTAAGAGTTGTTTTAACTCGTTAGCTCTTGAAATAGCTGCCATAATTTATCTCCCTTAACCTATACCTGTTGTATTTAACAACTGGTGTCCGACATTAAACATTACTAATACATCTGTGAAAGAATCACCAATTGCACTATCTGGTCCGTCAACAAAGTCAACGATTTTTACAGGTAGTGTATTAGTGGTTGCTACAGTAGATATATCAACCGAATTTTTGCTAGTACCTATTGCTGTACTTCCTGCAGTTTGCACAACAGCACAGTTCTTACCAAGGTCATCTTGGTCGGCTGCACCATCACATTGCATTTGCATAAGTATAAATGGGTCAGTAGCAACATAAGCTACAATATCATCTGCAGCAGTTGATGCTGGATAATATTGATTTGGCGTAAATTGGTTTGTATTTGGGTCTGTGTAAGCACAACCAAGGAACACACCAATAGGTGTTAAAGCTGTTGTACCAGTATCTTTTTGGATAGTGGTATTAGGGTTATCATCACCCCACTTTACGAAATCGCCATAGAATATGGATGTACCATACGCATTTTTAATTTTGTAATGTGTAACTTTTCCTTGATAGGGACTTCCAACTACAGTACCAACTGGTCTTGCTCCATGTGGAGCTGCACTTGATGCCATAATTTTCTCCTAAAAAAAAATATTAATATATCAAGATACTATGAATCTTTACCAAATGTTGTTCGTGATTTTCTCTCAAAAACTTGTTTGGTAGCCATTCTTGAATCTTGGTCCTTAAAATAAGTGTTATCGACAGATTCCATTTGAGATTGTGCTAATTCCGAAAAATATTCATCTCTAGCTTTCGCTTTTTCTTCTGGCATCTTACATAACAGTTGTCCACCAATTTCAACATTACCTTTCTTTGACCATTCAGAATTGTGGTCCATCATATGAATTTGAAGTTCTGGGTGGTCCTCTAATCTACAAGGTTGCCATCCTTCCCTCAATTTTCTTGATACATTAGGATTATCAGTTTGACCTAAAAGGCTAGTTCTAATATACCTAAAGACCCATCCTTCTTGTGGTGTTGGATTTGGTAAGTTTGATGGATTTTCCCAACTTTGTACTCGTTGAGCAGCCTCTCGGCTTTCTATTTCCCTAGGGGTACGCTCTACTGACTCTTCAGTATTTTCAAGTTCTTTATTATCTTGTTCAGACATTTTAAGACTCCTTTAATAATTGATTTGCATACTGCTCAGGCGTTATATTAAGTCGCTTTGCGAGAGCAACTTGGCTTTGAGTCAGATGTATTTTGCGAGGAGGTTTACCGCTATTCCTCGTTGCGGGTGCTACAGGATTTACTACCTGCCTTCTAGGTGTTTCTACAACTGGTTCTGCTTCCGCAGTTTGTTGTGTAACACCAAAGAAACTTGGAAATTGTTTTCTCATACCTGCATCAACTTCAGAATAATATTTCTGGCTATCCTTTGCAGGGTCGATACCATTAGCTTGTAAAGATTGGTCTATGTACATAGCATATGATGTCATTTCTTTGTGTATTGGTTCACTACCCATAAACCATGGATTTTTTTGCGACCAAGCATCCATATCTGGGTC